TTGGTGTAGCTAAGAACCTTATCAAGATGTCAGACAAGCTTTCTCCTGAAGAGAAAGAACTTCTAACGGCAGACCTTGCACAGATGTATGAGATGGAGGTAAAGGATAGAGACTCTGCACGCACGCGCGAGGTAGAGATATCCAAAGCAGGGAAGCGTGACTACCTATTCACCTTGACAGGATTGATTGGCTTAGGTGTATTCTGCTTTATCGTATATGCTATTGCGTTCCTTCAGATCCCTGAGGCGAACAAAGAGATATGGATTCACCTCATTGGAATATCCGAGGGTGTAGTCCTTTCAATCTTTGGTTACTACTTCGGCAGTGCGATGAAAAAGAATATAAATTAACTATCTTTGTAAAAATAAATCTAATCAAATGGACGCAACAGTACTTTTAAAAGAAGAGTTAGAACTACTTCAATCAATGAGCAAAGACTACACTAACGCTAAGAATGCTCTTGGTGATTTAGAGTTGAGAAAGCATGATATCCTTATGGATATCGATGCAATCAGAAAAGTCTCTGCGGAGAACGAAAAGAAATTAATGAATAAATATGGTAATGACGTTGTCATCAATATGCAGACAGGAGCTATTACCAAGAAACAACAAGAATAACTATGGCTAAGATTAGTTCGTACCCTTCAGCAAGTCCCATATCTCTTTCTGATAAATTTATTGGGACAGATTCTACTAATAATGACGCTACAAAAAATTTCACGGTAGGTGAGCTTTTTGATTTTGCGTTTCATTCAGGGACTTTTCTTGATACTACCCAACAACTTAATGGTGGAGCTACTGTAGCAAATCAAGTAAGGATTAATACTACTCAACAAGCTGATGGTCTTACCTTAGGTCCTAATGACAGAATAAATATTGTAAACGCAGGAGTGTATTATATAGGTGCTAACTTTCAACTTGCATTTTCAGGTGGCGCTTCAAGTTATAATGTGACTGTTTGGTACACAATAAACGATGTGATTGTACCTAATTCAGCATTTACATTTACAACAACATCAGCACAGGTAGACCAAACCTTGGCTTCTATAACAGATACGGTTTCATTAAATGCAGGAGACTATCTCAAATTTTATTGGTGGTCACCCGCTACAGGAATGAGTCTCCTTACAACTGCTGCAGGAACTAATCCAACAAGACCATTATCTCCATCTGTAAACATCAACATCTTTAATGTTGGTCAATTCTAATTAAATGGACATTCGCAAGATATCAATAGGACCTGACTATAAGAGTGGTGCAATGCACTACATTGTAGGGCAGAAAGTTCTTGGTGATACTTATGAAATACATTGCATTAGATACGACAAAAAGAAAGAGTCGATTAAAATCTATATCATAAACAATAAACAGGAGATTCTCATTTGGAAAGAGTTCAACTCATCCATTCCCACTTCAATTGAATTTAATATAAACTATTAATGAAATCCCCATTTTATTTCATCACAAAACCAACCGAAGGAAAAAGATACAACAACACAAAAGAGATAGCAGGCATAGAGTTTATAGTAAACACCTCGGAAGAGGAGCATAAGTTTTCTAACCGTGAGGCTATTGTTGTTGAGACACCGTTAGGTTATACAGGTCCTATTGAGCCGGGTGATACACTTCTTGTTCATCACAATGTCTTCAAGTTTTATAATGACATGAAGGGTGAGCGTAAGAGTGGCAAGAGTTTTTTCAGAGATGATGTATTCCTTATTGATAATGAGCAGTTCTTCTTATACAAGAAGGGAAATGCTTGGTACTCTTATGATAAGTATTGTTTTGTAAAGCCAATACCTACTACTGAGTCTTATATCAACAAGCCTTTCTCAGAAGAACCGCTGATGGGTATTATGAAATATCCTAATGAGTATCTATTATCTCAAGGTATTAATGCAGGAGACTATGTGGTGTTCTCACCTGATAGTGAGTATGAGTTCAATGTAGATGGCGAGAAGTTATATCGTATGTATGATCATCAAATAACTATAAAGCTATGATTACAGATACCGTGCAGTTAAAGCTTCGAATTATTGAGTCAGGATACAAAGCTGTTCAGCATCTCATTGAGGTAGCTGAGGAAAAGATTGTACAAAAAAGTGTTGATGCTGATGGTGAGGTGACTGAGTTGGCTGCAGATAGATTAAAGAACGCTGCGGCTACAAAGAAAATTGCTATCTTTGATGCATTCGAGATACTTAACAGGATAGAGTTAGAGAAAGAATCTCTTGAAGCTATTGAGAAAGGTCCGAGCAAGGTTGATACAAAACAAGGATTTGCAGAACGAAGATCAAAATAATTTATATCGTGTACTCGAGAAATATATCCCGGCTAAAACTATTGCAAAAAGAAATGCAAAGGCTAATTGGGAGTATGGGTATGATGAAGAGTATGATATGGTTATCATTTCTAAGGATGGTACTATTGGTCAAGTATTAAGTATATCAGGTCTTAACATAGCATTGCCTGCTAAGTCTGATGAGTGTTACAAAAGAAGAGAGGCTAAAGAAGATCAGTATTGGGAGAGAGAAGAACTACCCAAGCCTCTTGCTAAGATTCAAACTATCTTTCAATGGAATGACATGCCCACTGACTTTAAAAACAGATGGGTAGATTATATTGAGAAGCAGTTTGACTATCGTGAGGAAGGCTATTGGTTCATGAACAACGGCACGCCTACTTATATCACGGGGTCTCATTGGATGTATCTGCAGTGGGCAAGTATTGACGTAGGGTATCCCGACTTCCGTGAGGCGAATAGAATCTTTTGGATTTTTTGGGAAGCATGCAGGGCAGACCCGAGATGCTTTGGTATGGACTACCTTAAGATACGTCGTTCAGGATTCTCTTTTATGTCCTCATCAGAGTGTATCAACGTAGGGACTCTTGCGCGTGATGCAAGGGTTGGTATATTATCAAAGACAGGAGCCGATGCTAAGAAGATGTTTACTGACAAGGTTGTTCCTATTAACAGCCGTCTTCCTTTTTTCTTCAAACCTATTATGGATGGAATGGATAAGCCAAAGACTGAATTGGCGTATCGCGTTCCGGCTGCGAAGATTACGAAGAAGAACATGTTTAATTCTTCAGAAGAAATAGTAGAGGGGCTTGACACCACAATAGATTGGAAGAACACGGAAGACAACTCATACGATGGAGAGAAGTTAAAGCTACTCATCCATGACGAGAGTGGTAAGTGGACCAAACCAAATAACATCAAAGAGAATTGGCGCGTAACAAAGACGTGTCTTCGTTTGGGTAGTAAGATCATTGGCAAGTGTATGATGGGGTCAACCTCTAACGCTCTTGCTAAGGGTGGTCAGAACTTCAAAGATATATATGAGGACTCACGTGTATCTACGCGTAACGCCAATGGTCAGACTAAGAGTGGGTTATATTCTTTGTTCATTCCTATGGAGTGGAACATGGAAGGGTTCATTGACATACACGGCATGCCTGTGTTTCGCAAACCCAAGCAAAAGTTAAGAGGTGTTGACGGAGGATGGATTACCAATGGAGCTATTGACTTTTGGGAAGCAGAGGTAGAAGGATTAAAGAACGATGCTGATGGCTTGAATGAATTTTACAGACAGTATCCACGCACAGAGTCTCATGCATTTAGAGATGAGAGCAAGCAGTCGTTGTTTAATCTTACTAAGATATATCAGCAGATTGACTACAATGACTCAGTAATAAAAGACCATGTAGTAACACGTGGCACTTTTATGTGGAAAGATGGTATTAAGGATACCAAGGTTATATTTAGTCCTGACAGGAAGGGTAGGTTCTTAATCAGTTGGACTCCAAGTGCGGGATATCAAAACAATGTGCATGTACGCAATGGAATGAAATACCCGGGAAATGAGCACATGGGTTCATTTGGTTGTGACCCATATGATATCTCGGCGGTAGTTGATGGGCGTGGATCTAATGGGTCATTGCATGGCATGACTAAGTTCCACATGGACCAAGGTCCTGTCAATGAGTTCTTCTTAGAATATATTGCACGTCCGCAGACGGCGGAGATATTTTTTGAGGATGTCCTTATGGCTTGTGTGTTCTATGGTATGCCTATCTTAGCAGAGAATAACAAGCCGAGATTGCTGTATCATTTTAAGAATAGGGGGTATAGAGGGTTCTGTATGAATAGACCTGATAAGTTATACGCTAAGTTGTCTGCAACAGAGAGAGAGCTTGGTGGTATACCTAATACCTCAGAGGATGTAAAGCAGGCGCATGCTTCTGCTATTGAATCATACATTGAAAAATTTATAGGCATGGATATTACAGGTCAATATAGAACTCCTGACGAGATAGGCACAATGCCGTTTACGAGAACGCTTGAGGATTGGGCTAAGTTTGATATAAACAACAGAACAAAGTTTGACGCTTCTATTAGTTCGGGATTAGCCATCATGGCTAATCAAAAACACATGTATATTCCTGAGAAAAAAGAAACAAAAATAAGTATTAACTTTGCGAGATACAGTAACAAAGGAACTACAAGCGAATTAATTAGATGAAAGAAGTAGTAATAAACGTATCCTCTACCGCATTCCCGAATCAGTTCGTGTCTGACGCTGAGAAAGCAACATTAGAATTTGGGTTGCAAGTAGGTCAAGCTATTCAATACGAGTGGTTTAGGAAAGATGGGAACAGATGTAGATACTATGGTCAGTGGAGAGACTTTCACAGACTACGCTTGTATGCTCGCGGTGAGCAATTGGTAAACAAGTATAAGAATGAACTTGCTATTGATGGCGACCTTTCTTATTTGAATTTAGATTGGACTCCCGTACCAATCATACCTAAGTTCGTTGACATTGTTGTTAACGGAATGTCTAGCCGTTTGTTTAAAGTTAAGGCATATGCACAAGATGCTATGTCTCAGGCTAAGAGAAGTAAGTATCAAGATATGCTTGAAGGTCAGATGGCTGCCAAGGATATTCTTATGACTATCAAAGAGAAGACAGGTGCTGATCCATTTATGATGAACCCTGATGAGCTTCCTGAGACTGATGATGAGATGGCATTGTTCATGCAGCTTAACTACAAACCTGCTATTGAGATTGCAGAAGAGGAGGCTATCAATACCATTTTTGCTGAGAACCATTATGAAGATATTCGTAAGCGTATTGACTATGACCAAACTGTATTAGGTATTGGTGTATCCAAGCATGAGTTTCTTCCGGGAGCAGGCGTGCAGATATCGTATGTTGATCCTGCTAACGTGGTGTATAGCTATACTGAGGATCCTTACTTTAGAGATTGTTTTTATTGGGGAGAGATTAAGACTCTTCCTATTACCGAGTTAATGAAGATTGATCCGACGCTTACGCCCGAGGATCTTGAAGAGATATCTAAGTACAGTCAAAGTTGGTACGACTATTATAATGTGGCTCAGTTCTATGAGAACACAATGTTTAATAGAGATACGTGTACGCTTCTTTACTTTAACTATAAGACCACACAGAAAGTAGTTTATAAAAAGAAGATGCTTGAAGGTGGTGGTGTAAGATACATTGAGAAAGATGAGAACTTCAATCCTCCTGTAGAAATGATGGAGGAAGGTAACTTTGAGAAAGTTGAAAAGACTATTGATGTATGGTATGATGGCGTAATGGTTATGGGAACTAACATCATGCTTAAGTGGGAGTTGGCTCAGAACATGGTTCGCCCCAAGTCATCTTCTCAGCACGCGTTGCCTAACTATGTTGCTTGCGCTCCGCGTATGTACAAGGGAGTGATTGAGTCATTGGTTCGCCGTATGATTCCATTCGCCGACTTGATTCAGATTACTCACCTTAAGTTACAACAGGTTATTGCACGTACCGTTCCTGATGGTGTGTTCATTGATGCTGATGGATTGAATGAGGTAGACTTGGGGACAGGTGCTGCTTACAATCCTGAGGATGCGTTGAGACTTTACTTCCAAACGGGTAGTGTGATTGGACGAAGCTATACTCAAGATGGTGAGTTTAATAATGCTCGTGTACCTATCACTCAGCTTACCTCTAACTCAGGAGCGTCTAAGACACAGATGTTGATTGCTAACTACAATCACTATCTTGACATGCTTCGCTCTGTGACGGGATTGAATGAGGCGCGCGACGGCAGCACGCCTGATCCTAACGCTTTAGTTGGTGTTCAGAAGTTAGCTGCTCTTAATTCGAATACGGCTACTCGTCATATCCTTGAGGGTGGTTTACATATTTACCGTTCACTTGCAGAAGGACTTACTTATAGAATATCTGACATCTTAGAATATGCAGACTTTAAAGAAGACTTTGCAAATAAAATTGGTAAGTACAATGTATCTATACTTGAAGAGATTAAAGACTTGTACATCTATGACTTTGGAATCTTTATCGAGGTGGCTCCTGACGAAGAGGAGAAAGCTCAGCTTGAGTCTAATATTCAAATGGCATTGTCTCGTGGAAATATTGACATTGAGGATGCTATTGACATTAGAGAGATTAAAAATATCAAGCTTGCCAACCAACTCCTTAAACTCAAGAGGGTTAAGAGACAAGACAGAGAAGAGAAGATGGAGATGCAGAAGCAAGCGATGATGGCTCAACAAAATCTTAAGGCTCAAGAGTTAGCGGGTCAAGTTGCTATGCAAAAGATTCAGTTAGAGTCTCAGGCTAAGATGCAGATCAAGCAGGCTGAGGTAGCTTTTGATATTGAGAAGATGAAGGAAGAGGCTAATCTTAAAGCTCAGCTTATGGCTGAAGAGTTTAAGTATACTCAACAGCTTGCTCAGATTCAAGCGGGTACTCTTAATGCAAGAGACATGCAGAAAGAAAAAGCAAAAGATGATAGAATAAGCATTCAGAATACTCAGCAGTCAAAGTTGATTGAGCAACGCAAGAACAATCTTCCGTCATTAAACTTTGAGTCTAATGAAGATAGCTTAGATGGTTTTGACTTCGGTGAATTTGAACCTCGATAATTTGTATGGAAAATTTTATTAACTTTGTAAAAATTAAATCAAATGGAATTTACATCAGTAAAAGTTTTAGATAATGTTGACACAAAAGGTGTCGCAGAAAAAGAGGCGGAGTTACTTGCTAATCATGAGGCTGCTCAAATAGCAGCAGATGATGCAGCAGCAGCAGTAGAACCTGCAGCGGCAGCGGCAGCAGATGATGCGAGTGGACTACCTGAGTTAAAAGAAGAAGACGTTCTTTCATATATTGGTAAGCGATATAACAAGCAAATCAATTCGTTTGACGAGTTGATGGCTGAACGCAGTCAGGCTGAAGAGATGCCTGAGGACGTGGCTGCTTTCATGAAGTACAAGAAGGAGACAGGTCGTGGTTTTGAAGACTTTCTCAAATTGAGAAAGGACTTTGACACTATGGACCAAGATCAACTTCTTAAAGAATATATTAGTTCGACACAACAAGGTCTTGATCCTGAAGATGTAGAAGTCATGATGGAAGACTACATGTACGATGAAGACCTTGATGATGAGTCGACTGTAAAGCGAATTAAACTCGCTAAGAAAAAAGCTGTTGCTGAAGCGAAGAAATTCTTCAATCAACAAAAGGAACAATACAAGATGCCACTTGAGTCAAGTGCCACATCTGTTTCCAATGAAGATAGAGAAGAGTATGAGGCGTATAAGCAATACACCAAGCAGGCTAAAACTCTGCAGGAAGAAAACGAGCGCAAAGCAAAATGGTTTGCGAATAAGACTGATGAGTTGTTTAATGGAGAGTTCAAAGGTTTTGAGTTCAAGATAGATGACAAGACGGTTAAGTTCACACCCGGTGATGCTTCCGAGCTTAAGAAAGCCCAATCAAGTCCAATGAATTTCATTGGTAAATACTTGGATGAGAATGGGATGATTAAGGATGCCGTTGGATACCATAGAGCGTTGGCTATTGCAATGAACCCTGAGAAGTTCGCCAAGTTCTTTTACGAACAAGGAGCTGCAAGTGCTACTGATGATGTGATGAGAAAAACAAAAAACATCAATATGTCAGAGCGCAGAGCACCTGAGGTAACTAATCAGGGAGGTTTTCAGGTTAAAGCTGTGAATCCTGATTCCGGAAGAAATTTAAAAATTCGCAGCGCAAAAAGAATATAAACTAAAAGCTAAAAAGAAATGCCTATATTAAGTAACCCTAATTATGCGTTGCAACCATCTGCTGAGCAGGTAGCGTTGTCAACAAACTACATCACTAACTTCAACTTCTTGAATCAGTATCTTCCTGATACTTATGAGAAAGAATTTGAGCGTTATGGAAATCGTACCGTATCTTCATTCTTAAGAATGGTAGGTGCTGAGATGCCTTCTATCTCTGACCAAATCAAATGGGCAGAACAAGGTCGTCTTCACATTAAGTATAATTTTGCTACCGCTTCATTGGTAACACCTACTACTGCTCGTTTCACTATCTCTGATTCAGGTGCTACTACTGCAGCTGTTCGTGTTGGTCAAACAGTATTCGTTCAAGTAAAAACTTCAGGAGCAAGCAACCGTGCTATCGTTACAGCTGTAACAGGTTTAGTTGTTGACGTTGCTTTCTATGAAACAACTATCAACATCGCTAACACCAACGTGTGTAGCATGTTCATCTATGGTTCTGAGTTTAGAAAAGGAACTAACGGAATGCAAGGTTCTTTGGAAGCTGAAGATACTATCTTCTCTAACAACCCTATTATCATCAAAGATAAGTACGCGGTTAACGGTTCTGACATGGCTCAAATCGGATGGGTTGAAGTAACTACCGAGAACGGTGCTACAGGATACCTTTGGTATTTGAAGTCTGAGCACGAGACTCGTCTTCGTTTCGAAGATTACTTAGAGACTGCGATGATTGAAGCTGTTCCTGCTATTGCCGGATCAGGTGCTGCTGCATTGAACCTTCTTGGTTCTGAAGGAGTATTCTACGTAGTTAACAACCGTGGTAACGTGTGGGGTGCAGGTAACCCAACTACATTAGCCGATTGGGATTCAATCGTTTCTCGTTTGGATAAGCAAGGTGCTATCGAGGAGAACGTAGTATTCGTTAACCGTCAAATGGGATTTGATATCGACAACATGTTGGCTACCTTAAACGGTTTCAACGGATCGTCTGCTGCAGGTGCTGCTTCTTTCGGTTTGTTTGACAATGATGTTGAAATGGCTTTGAACCTTGGGTTCAGCGGTTTCCGTCGTGGTTATGACTTCTACAAGTCTGATTGGAAATACTTGAACGACCCAACAATGCGTGGTGATCTTTATGCAGGTAACCCACAGGCTACTGTAGGTACAGTTAACGGATTGTTAGTTCCTGCAGGATCTACTTCAGTGTACGATCAGATCATGGGTAAGAACGCTAAGCGTCCTTTCTTGCACGTTCGTTACCGCGCAAGCGAAACTGAAGATCGTCGTTATAAGACTTGGATCACAGGTTCTGCCGGTGGTGCTGCTACAAGCGACTTAGATGCTATGGAGGTCAACTTCCTTTCTGAGCGTTGTGTATGTACCTTAGGTGCTAACAACTTTATGTTGTTCCGTTACGGTTCATAATCGTAATTAAATTTCAAGAGGTGTGCCTTCGGGCACACTTCTTTTTATCTTAAATCAAATTAAATTATATAAAATGGCAAAAAAAGAAATCGTCATAAAAGACAAGGTGTACAAGTTATTAGGTAACTCACCGCTTTCATACACTATTGCATCTCGCAATAACCCTCGTTTCCCACTGATGTGGTTTGATGAAGATAAGGGAATCAATCGCGTACTTAGATACGCAATAAATCAGAATTCACCTTTTGAAGATGAACAAGATGGCAATGCTATTGTAGAGCCTATTGTTTTTGAAGATGGTTTCCTAACCGTACCAAGAACAAACGTAGTTCTTCAAAAGTTTTTATATTACCACCCACACAATGGGACTTTGTTTGCAGAGGTAGACAAAGAGAAAGAAGCATCAGAAGATGTTAAGGATCTTAATATTCAAGTTGATGCGTTGATAGAAGCTCGCTCTCTTGATATTAATCAAATTGAAATGATTGCTCGCGTATTGTTTGGCACAGATCCATCATTGATGTCTACGTCTGAACTTAAGAGAGACATCTTGATTTTTGCTAAGAGATATCCTGAAGAGTTTTTAGAAGCAATCAATGACCCTGAGTTGAAGTTCCAAGCTAAGGTTAGAACATTCTTTGAAAACAGTTGGATTACCGTAAGAGGAAATAATAAAGAGTTGTGGTATAACACTTCGACTAATAAGAAGAAGATGTGTTCAATACCATTTGAGAGCGAACCTTTTGATACCGCTATTGCTTTCCTAAAGAGTGACGAAGGTATTGATGGTTTAAAAATGTTGGACATGTTGCTTGAAGAGTGATTTGTTTGATGTGATTTATGATTGAAGATAAGGGCTCTCGAGCCCTTATTTTTTTCACTATATTTGTAAAAAAGTAACGATGATAAACTCAGTAAGAAACACAGTTCTGTCTATACTGAATAAGAATAACTACGGATACATTTCTCCTGCTGATTTTAATCTGTTTGCTAAGCAAGCGCAGTTAGAAGTGTATGATGAATACTTCAGTGACTATAACAAAACGATTAATATGGAGAACTTGCGTAGATCAGGCAGTGACTACGCGGATATAGGTCAAGCTTTAGCTGAGACTATGGAGTATTTTCTTGTCTCTAACTATCTTATTAAATCTACGGCAAATAATTTTTTTATCCCTTCTATTATTACTACAGGTGATGAAGCTTATATGCTTAGTAGGCTTTCTGCTTATACCACTTTGATTAGAAATTCTACTAACACGACAGTGTTGGTGGGAAGTCTTGTGGATTCAGCAGCTAACTTTATTACATTAGGTGTTCAGGTTGGAGACATTGTATCTAATGCAACGACTAACCAAGTGGCTACAGTAACAACTGTAACAAGCGCTACATCATTGGTGTTGAGCAAAAATATATTCCCGTCTTCAGGTGTTGGTTATTTTATTTACTCAGCAGCAAACGTAAAAGATTTAGAGAAGGTTAGCGCAGGTAAGATTACTATGCTTAACAACTCAATGCTTACAGCGCCATCGCTATTGTTTCCTGCCTATACGCAGGAGAGTTCAGCGTATAGAATTTACCCTTCGGTAATAAGTAATCCCGGTCAAGTGCAAGCGACGTACTTCAGATATCCTAAGGATCCTAAGTGGACATATGTCACTTTATTGGGTGGCGAGCCATCCTTTGATCAATCACAACCTGACTATCAGGACTTTGAGATGCCGCTTGATGATGAGTTTAGATTGGTAATGAAAATACTTCAGTACTGTGGTATCTCAATTAGAGAGGCGCAAGTTGCTCAGTTTGCTATAGCAAAAGAACAACGCGAGTTACCTACATTCAGTCAACAACAATAATAGAACATGACATATATTTCAGACTATCAATACTATGAGAATAATGGTAATGCTCCCCGAGATGCTAATTGGGGATCTTACCAATATGTGAGCCTATTTGATATCGTCAACAACTTTATGTTGATGTACTCAGGCAATCACTCTCTTGTGAATAATGAGGAGCGCTATAAGGTTTTGTTTCACGCAAAGCGTGCTATCCAAGAGCTTAACTACGACGCGTTTAAAGAGGTGAAGGTATTAGAACTTAATGTGTGTGATCAATTACGTTTTGTACTTCCTCCTGACTACGTCAATTGGGTTCGTATCTCTATGTACAAAGACGGATGGTTACGACCTTTGAGTGAGAACATTCAAACACTTTCATCAAACGCGTATCTGCAAGACAATGACTGCAACATTCTGTTTGATCAGGATGGAAACATCTTAAGACCTGAGAACTCTACCATTGACATTGAAAGAATACAAGGGACTAAGAAGAGTATCTACTTAAACCCGGGCAACCCGTTTAACGAACAAGAGGGTTGGTGTGTTGATGGCTTTTGGTATTTTGGATATGCTATCGGAACTCGATTTGGATTGAATACCGAGACAGCTAATGGTAATCCTACATTCAACATAGATAAAAAAGCAGGTGTCATTAACTTCTCTTCCAATATGGCGAATGAGTTGTGCATCCTTGAGTATATCTCTGATGGTATGGAAGGTGGTGATGACTCATTGATATCAGTGAATAAGTTGTTTGAGAAGTATGTGTACGCCTACATCCAAGCAGAGCTATTAAGCAGCAAGCTTGGTGTTCAAGAATATGTTGTGGCAAGAGCAAGAAAAGAAAAGTCTGCTTTACTTCGCAACGCAAAAATTAGAATGAGTAACATTCATCCCGGCAGATTGTTAATGAATCTCCGTGGTATGGACAAGTGGATAAAATAATATGGCAAAT